AGAATGGCATTCCCCTATCATATGCAACTTATGATTGGGGATACATTCATCACATGCCGCACAATAGATGAGTTAGGCCGGATATTTTCATCACTTCAACAGAATTATGGCCTGAATGAAAAGAAGCGTTTGATTATGTATGTGCATAATCTGCCGTTTGAGTTTCAATTCATCAGGTGCTATTTTCATTTCACTGATTGCATGAGTAAATCACAGCGTCAAGTCTACAAAGTATTCTTTGATGAATTCGGGATTGAAATGCGTGATAGCTGCGCTCTGTCCGGTATGAGCCTGGCTAAAACAGCTGAGAACCTGACCGAACACACTATAAGCAAACTTAAAGGAGACTTGGATTACAGGCCTGTCCGCTTTCCGTCCACGCCGCTTACAAAAGCAGAGCTGGCCTATTGCTACAATGACGTAAAAATCATTTGCTGTTACATAGAAGAGCAGATGAAAATGTACGGCAATATAACCAAAATCCCGTTAACTAACACAGGCCGTGTCAGACGCTATGTGAGAAACCACTGCTTTCATGTGGAGAAAAACAAGAAGACCGGAAAGAAGTATTACCCGTATAAGCAGATGATTCGCCGCCTGACTCTAGAGCCTGTAGAATATGCCTATCTGATTCAGGCGTTCCTGGGCGGCTATACACACGCAAACGCAAAATATTCAACAAAGGTGTTAAAGGACGTGCATAGCATTGACTTCACATCATCGTATCCAACTGTTATGCTGTCCGAAAAATATCCGATGTCTAAAGGCGTCTTCATTGACAATCTTAACTTCACTTCATATGCTGATTTCCTGTCATTCCTGAATGACCGTTTAGCGGTTGTTATGGTTGAATTCACAGACCTTGAGACACGTCCGGAAGTGCCAGATGATTATCTCTCTGACTCAAGGGTGTTCGACTCAAAAGAAGTAACACAGAACAATGGCCGGATTCATAAAGCCGCCTATGTCAAGGAGATACTTACTAACATCGACTTGGATATGGTTGTTAAGGCCTATTCATTTACCAGTATAAAGATAACTTCCGGCTGGTTTTACTATAAAAACTATCTGCCAAAAGAAATTATAGAGTGTGTCCTTGAATTCTACGAAAAGAAGACAACGCTCAAAGGTGTCAAGGGCATGGAAGCGGAATATCTTCTCAAAAAGGGAATGTTAAATAGCTGTTATGGCATGTGTGTTACTGATATCTGCAAAGATGAGGAGACGTGCACTTTTGAGGGTGGCTGGCTGAGAGTTCCGGCAGATACAGATATGGCCATTGACAAATATAACAACGATCCTAACAGATTCCTTTCTTATGCCTGGGGAGTCTTCATTACGGCCTATGCACGCCGCAACCTGTTCACAGGGATTATGAGCATGGGTAAAGATTACGTCTATTGTGATACCGATTCAATTAAGTTTCTCAACATGGACGCTCACAAAGCATATATTGAGGACTATAACAGCAGCATAATCAGGAAATGCACCGAATGCCTGAATTACTGGGATTTAGATCCGGCCATGCTTGCACCGAAAAACAAGAAAGGAGAAGAGAAGCAGATAGGCATTTGGGATTATGAGGGCAGATATGACTACTTCAAAACTCTTGGCTGTAAGCGTTATCTCACTTATAAAGATGGGGAGTTTGACTTAACATGTGCCGGACTTCCGACAAAGAACGGCCTGAATGCACTCCTGGCAGATGGCAATGACGTTCAGGGAGTGTTTAGCAGATTCAATCAGACGTTCAAAGTGCTTGCGCCTGATTCAGGCAAACTGGGACACGCTTACAGGGATACCAGTTTTGAATATTCCGGCGTAGACCTGAATGGAAATTGTGATAGAATTGTTTATAGAAGTTGCTGTGTACTTTTTGATATAGACTTCACTATAAACTTTTCTGAATTGTATGAGCTGTATCTTGATAACTATGTAGGAGTAATAAACGTATGAGCATATTTTCATCACTTGGCAAGGCTTTTAAGTCTGTTTTTTCAGTCTTCCGGAAAGAGACAAGAGAACAGATTGAGAGAGAAGCAAGAAGCCTGAAACCTGAGCTGAAAGCTGGCATTGATGACGAGATACGTAAGCACGGCTTACAGGGCGGTTCATCTGAGGTCAATATCAGGCCTGAGAAAGGTGAAATTGAGATTAAGACAAAACAGGAGCATTTAGCAGAACAGGCTGTCAAGGCATGGGTATCCACTGGCACAAGGGTAAAACAGGACGTCATAGATGAATCCCGTTTTCTTGCTCAAACGCTGGCCGATGAGTCAGGCGGTAACCTTGAATGGATTAAGAACAAATTAGGCGGCCAGGGCGGTGTTAACCTTGTCGGTGAAGACTGGTTCGATGACCTGATGAGTAAGACTAAATCAAAGTTCAGTTCGAATCAGATACCGCAATTCACAAATGAGGTGTGGGAGTCCGCAAAGGGCTATATATGGAGCATTGTTTCTGAGTGGTTTCAGTCTCATAATCTTGCCAGTCAGGTGTATGAGAGAGCAAAGCAGATAGTCATAGAACAGCGTGAAATGTCTCTGCTTAACAGGAGTGATGTAGAAATGGCCTATAACAACCTTTATAGGGGAGAAGGCACTTCCGACAACGGCTATAACCAGGCATTAGAGCAGATAGCGCATAACATTATCAGGGATATTGAAGCCGATTTAGACAATCATGTAACCGAACGGGTGAAAGATATTATTAACAGGCATTTATAAAATCCTTGCAACTTAACAATGATGTGGTATACTGTATCAAGAATTTGAAAAGGGAATAATCAATCATGTTGAAAGATTATAAGACGTTGGAGAAAGCACAGCACTTCATTGAAGATGCCGGACTGCCCGGGGCGGTCAATGACTTTCTCACCATTAATGGTGAACGGCTGGGAATAAAGAACAGAGTAGCGTTTATGAACATTCTTCACGGTCAGCGTTTATGAACATTCTTCACGGGCGCAAATTCTATTCTGATGTTCATGGCCTGTTCACTGAGTTTGTCAGGTTCTATACTTCCAGGCTTGACGCATATGTCAGTAATGACGTTAACACACAGGAGTAACAAATGAGCAATTTTAGCAAGTTTAACCATAAGCCCTTAATCAATCCGGCTTATCAGGATTCTGAGCAGTATATCCCCCTTACGGATATCCCTTTTAAGAAGCCCGCAGCACTCTACACTAATTTCCCTGAGATGGTTTACTCTATCAGGGCTATGTACCGCAATTCGAGCGATTACGGTGACCAGATTATTGCTATTGTCAAGCCTGAGTATGCTCCTGGGTCGGAAAATGAAGTGCTGGCGGCTATGCAACTGGCTCTTGATGGCGTATTTAGAATGGCTTTACCGCATAAATACGTTGAGATTATCAACGTTGATGATCCGGCTCTGATTTCTGACTGTAATAACGGATTAGCCCGTTTCCGCATTACACAGTATCATTCAAAGAGATTCAACAAGGATCTTAACGGCATTGAGTTCGTTTAACAGTTTAATTCAGTAAGCAAAATCAGGGCTGTTGAAATACAGCCCTTTTTTATATAAGGAGTCTTAAAATGTTCGGAAAAAGAAAGTTCTATTCCCTGAAAGAGATTCTGAAAAAGGGAGCGACTTACAACATCATCATGGGGGAACGCTCAAACGGCAAAACATATGCTGCTCTTTCATATGCCATTGAGCAGTTTTTCAAGACGGGGAAACAGACCGTTTTAATCCGCCGCTGGCAGACTGATATAGCTGGTCACCGTGGCAGTCAGATGTTTGCCGCATTCACATCTGATTTCATCAAAAAGGTATCCGGCGGCCAGTATGACGCTATCAGGTATTACAGCGGTAAATTCTTTTTTGGCAATTACGATCCTGATATGGATAAAATCATATACTCTGATAAAGGCCTGTTCTGCTTTCTCATGGCACTCTCTGACAATGAGCATAATAAGTCACTCTCATATCCCGATGTAAGCACAATCATCTTTGATGAATTCATTGCCAAATCCCTTTATCTGCCTGATGAATTCGTTCTCTTCATGAATACACTTTCAACCATTATCAGAGACAGGACTGATATAAAGATATTCATGCTGGGAAACACTATCAACAAGAATTGCCCTTACTTTGAAGAGATGGGACTATCCAACGTCCTGAGCCAAAAGCAGGGGACGATTGATATCTACTCAT